GCAGCTTCCCAAATTGGGTAGAAGTGTAGTCCGATGGCATTGCTGCTCGGAACGACGGCTCCCGATATGATGTTGTTACCATACAACAGGGAGCCAGCGACGGGTTCGCGGATTCCATCAATGTCAACAGGTGGTGCGGCGACGAACGCCACAATGAAACAAATGGTGGCGGCTAGAAGACACGGAATCATCAGTGTCCCAAACCAACCTACATAAAGACGGTTATTGGTCGAAGTGACCCAGGAACAAAACTGCTCCCAGGCACTCTCCCTTTTTAGTGCAATAGTTGCAGTCATTTAATTAGTAAGTAGTACGTTGTGCCTCCCTCCCACCACAGTGGAAATTAGAAGCGGTACTTCAGACCAGCCTTGGTGCCGTAGCTATTCACGTCATCAAAGGCAGCAGAGATCTCACCGTACACGGAGAGAGCTTCAGTCACGCCAACACCGCCACCGACTTTAGCAGTCAGGATGGTTTCAGCTGCACCGTCATCAGGAGAGACAACAGTAGGGCCGCCTTGGAGATACCAAGAGGCAGCACCTTCGGAACCGTCAACACCAACGTGGAAGTCAGTAGAGGTACCAGTGTAATCAGACCCGGTGAAACCGGAGTTTGCTTCCACGTTCACATAAGGAGCAGCGAAAGCAGGGGCAGCCAGCAGAGCAGCGGCGGGGAGGATAGCGAGAAATTTCATTTGATTTTGAGTTTGTTACGTTTAGCAGTTTTAGCGGCGTTTTTAAAGTCTTGAGCCGTGGGTGCGCCAGCAGACCCAGGCTTTCTCATTTTTTCACCACGCTTGCGTTTGGCATGGATGTTTGCGTAAAGACCAGGCTTAGCCATTACTTTTTCTTTTTAGATTTACCAGCTTTGCTGAGTGCAATAGCTACTGCCTGCTTTTGAGGGTAGCCTTCACTCTTCAGTTTTGATACGTTAGATGAAACTGTCTTTTGAGACTTACCCTTCTTAAGAGGCATTACCAAATACCAGGGATGATTTGTCCAGTTAGCGCGTAAGCGCCAAAAGCAGCCATGATGCCAAGCATAGCAAGGCGACCGTTAAGCTGCTCAGCACGTTCGTTATGTGGGACACCGTAGGGATGATCAGTCATAATGAGGGGTGGCTCTTTGGCCCAGATGTTTGTGTCGTTCATTAAAAGTTAAGGTCAGATCGGTCAAGCTTAGCGATGACATCCTGACGATAAGCAGGGTCTTCATCGTAACGAGGGTCACTCATAGCTCGAACCAGCTCTGCTTGGCTACGGAATACATCCATAGACCGAGCAGGCTTACCTTGAATCATTTCGCCTTCGTAACCCATGTTGTCTTGGTAACGTGATTGTAGTCCTTGTAGTGCAAGGTTGATAGCAGCCATATTACCAGTGTCAACGATGTTATCAAATGCTTCGATCTCTGCCTCAGAGAAGTTCTCTGCTGCCCAACCGACTAGCTGTTCGTACTGACGTTGACCACCGGCAGCGTTGAATACCTCATTGACTTGAGAGTCAGTCAGGTCAGCACCACCAGTTGATTCAGATTGCTGTTGGAATTCTTGGAAAGCTTGAAACAATTCCAAGGAAGAGATTGAATCAAATTTTGAAATAGATTCTTCGGAGAGTTCTCCATTGTTAGCAAACTCATCATTGATTTGCCACAAGAAATCTACAGTTTCATTTGATTCTTCGGGTTCAGAAGCTTCTTCTACCTCAGCATCGTCGTCGTTGTTACCAAGTTTCCGTTGCAGTTCAATGTAAGCTTGCTCAAGATCCTGAGCATTCTTATATTTACCTGCCAACAACTGCTCTTGCTGAGCATACATCTCTTCACCAATGGCAAGAGAATCAGCTTCATCGTCCTGGATGGATGACATCACTACAGGGTCATCACTGGGATCATAAGTTACTGTTTCGGACATAAAAATTAGGACTCAGGTGGTGGTGCGCCGCCGCCAATCATAGCATTGACAACTTCCTCGGCGTTAGGATTTTTGCTGGGGTCAGCAATTGGAGCTTTCAACATGTTAGGAGCTTGCTGCATAGCCATCATGCTCTGCTGTTGTTGCATAGCTTGTTGTTGCTCAGCTTGCTGCTGATCCATACTCTTGACAAGGTTCAGTACGTCGATACCTTGTGCAGCTGCCAGACGTTTGATAGCCTCATCAGCATTGATGTACTTCATCATAGCCTCAGGACCAAGAGTCTGTGCAATAGTCATGATAAAGGAAGTGAGAGACTCACGATCCTGTCCACGACCAAGGGCATTGATACCAGCGACGATGGTTGGGTTAACAAGATCCTTAGGAATCTTAGGCAACTCACCATTACGTTGCAGGACCATCAACTTACGATCCAAATACGGAACAACAGCTTGGTGGATTGTTCTCTCTGCTGACTAATGAGTTCCTTGTTC